CAGATGGGAGAAATCTTCCGTGCCGCCTACCGGTACGGGGAGTCCTCGCACAGTGATATGTTGCGTGACGCTAAGAAGATACGCTTCTATATAGATGCTGAGATAATCCGTCTAATTTTAAAGGCGGATACTGAATGAGTTTACAAATGGCTATGTTTACCCCCAAGAGCGAGTGGATACCACCGTTAGAGTTACCTGATCTAACGGGGGCACCTCGTATAGCAATTGATGTCGAAACACGCGACCCGAACCTTAAAACAAATGGACCCGGTTGGCCTACAGGTGATGGTGAGGTGGTTGGGTATGCCATTGCAGTCGAGGGATGGTCCGGTTACATACCGATCAGGCACTTCGGTGGTGGCAACTTAGATGAGCGAATAGTGAACAAGTGGCTCAAGAAAGTATTCGAGTGCCCTGCTGATAAGATCATGCACAACGCCCAGTACGATCTGGGATGGATCAAGCAGATGGGGTTCAAGGTCAATGGCCGCATAATCGATACGATGCTAATAGCCAGTCTGCTAGACGAGAACCGGTTTAGCTACAGCCTAAACGCCTTGGCTTACGACCACCTGTCCAAGACCAAGTCAGAGAAAGACTTAGTCGCCGCGGCTAGGGAATTCGGCGTTGATCCCAAGGCAGAGATGTGGAAGATGCCTGCCATGTATGTCGGCCCCTACGCAGAAGTTGACGCTGAACTCACACTCGAACTCTGGAACTACTTTAGCGTTACGTTGGGCAAAGAAGACCTCTGGAGCATTGCTAACTTGGAGCTTGAACTGCTCCCATGCCTTGTCGATATGACCATGCGTGGAGTCCGTGTCGATACCAACCGATTGGAGCGTACACGGGATCAAATCCTCAAGAGGGAAAAAGCAGTCCTCAAACAAATTAAAAGCATGGCCGGGGGTAATATTGAAATCTGGGCCCCGCAATCGCTCGCCAAGGCTTTCGACAAGGCCGGAGTCGGCTACCCAAAGACCGAAAAAGGCGCACCGTCTTTCACTAAGAGCTTCCTCCAAGAGACAAACCATGCTCTCCCCAAGCTCATCTTGGAAGCGCGGAACCTGAACAAGACTTCGGGCACCTTCATCAATACGATTATGAAACACACTCACAAGGATGGCCGCATCCATAGTCATATTAACCAGATCAGATCGGACGATGGGGGCACAGTCTCAGGCCGCATATCAATGAACAACCCTAACCTGCAACAAATCCCGGCCCGCGATCCAGAGCTTGGTCCGATGATCCGCAGTTTGTTCTTACCAGAAGAGGGTGAGCAGTGGGCGGCAATTGATTTCTCGCAGCAGGAACCGCGCATCTTAGTTCATTATGCTCATGTATTTGGTAAGTCTCGTGGTATTCAGATGGATGGAGTAGAAGAGTTTGTCCGTGGATACAATGATAACCCAGACATGGATTTCCACACAATGGTGGCTGAGATGGCTAACATCAACCGTAAGCAAGCCAAGACCATCAACCTCGGCATGATGTACGGGATGGGCGTTAACAAACTCAGTGAGCAGATGGATATCGAAGTAAGCGAGGCCAAGGCACTGGTTAAGCAGTACCATGACCGCGTACCGTTTGTTAAAGGTCTAATGAATGGCGTACAGAATCGGCTAAACGATAAGAGCAGTGCCGGGTCAATCCGTAGCATATTGGGGCGCAAGTGCCGCTTTGAGCTTTGGGAGCCAGATACCTTTGCTATGAACAAAGCCTTGCCGTATCGGGACGCAGTTAAGGAGTACGGGGACACGACCAGACTGAAACGGGCGTACACCTACAAGGCTCTTAATAGGCTTATACAAGCCAGTGCCGCGGACATGACTAAACAGGCAATGGTCAATATATACCGCGCAGGGATGCTCCCTATGGTCCAGATACACGATGAAGTGGCTATGTCTGTCAAAAGCATGGAAGAAGCCCAAGAGGTGGCTCGGATCATGGAAAATGCTGTGCCCCTTGAAGTGCCTAACAAGTGCGACATTGAGATCGGCCCCTCATGGGGGGAGGCAAAATAAACTATTGACACCCTAAAAACAAGGGGACATACTCAGGGAACATAATTTTCCTTATGTAAACATGAAATGTAATCCTTTAGCCCTACGCAACTTAGCAGAGTGTAGGGCTTTTTTTTATCCAAAGATTTGATTTCTCTCATGTTTTCTTATATAGTCTTACAATATAGGATACCTACTGGGAGAGATAATTGTGGATACAGATAAGTGGAAAAGTGTACTCGTGCCGAAAGAAGTGTACGAAGAAATAAAGGCTATTTCTAAGAAAGAAGGCCGTACAATAAGTGGGCAGTTACGATTAATGTTTGAAGTCTACCAAGAAGCACTTAAAAAGAAAAAGTAGTAGACAACTCCCATACACTCCCGTAGTATCTCCGGACCTATTGATAAGTTAGTTGTGATTATGCGTTTTGCATGAAACCCCGGGTGTAACCGTAGAGGCGGGAACACCCGGGGTTTTTTTTTCGGTAAAGTTGTTGACAAACTCCCATACCTTCCCTTACTATTTGGTTTCAATTAACAAATAGGAAAATAATTATGAGCTTAACACGGACATACGAGGACGGTCTCCGCCTCGCCAACCAACTTATCGAGAACGAAAGGGCCGCGTGTGATCGTTTTGATGATGACGCACTGGCAACCGTTATCAATCAGCTCGAAGAAGCCCTCAAACTCAACGAAAACATCCCCATTATGACCTACGAGCAGGCTGTGCAAAAAATCCAAGCATATATAAGATGGAAACACTTAGGTGATAGCAAGGGCATGGATACTCTGCCCGCGGACATGGCTCAAGCACTGAAGATGATAGAGAGAGGGTACTAATATGATAGACAAGCAAATGGAAATGTTGACACTGGCACTCAAACTAGGGATCACGGCTCCCGACTCACTGCGCTCGAAAGAGGCAGTGGAATATGCCGAAAGATACGCAGTCGGACTTGACGAGACTGAGGTAGCCTTGTGTAAGATGATGGCTATGGAAGACATTATGGGAATACAAAGTGATTGATGAGTTGAGCAAGCTACGCGACAAACGGCGCACTGAGGTGGAGCCAGTGCGCTTCGTTCCCATAAAAAACGATATCATGGGTGTCATGCATTGCAAGAAGTGCTTAGATGAAAAACCCAATGGCGATAGAGAAGACCACGCCGACTACGCTCAACTAGATATCGGTTGGACTCCAGAAGGCATCCAAGTGTGGTGCCGCCGTCACGATACCAATGTATTGATCCTGACATTAAAAGGCGAGGAAGAAATCGATGAGTAAACCAATGCCAGACCGCGGCGATCACGACGAGTACCTGCCTAACTGCCCGTGGAATGAAGCCGACCCCATCTATTGCGATAACCACCCAGACACCGAACTGGTTGGCGATGAATGCCCCGAATGCGATAAGCTCTGGGGGACTTTAAATAATTTAATTTAGGAGAGGACAATGAAAGCTATTAAACTGTGCGAAAAAATAAACAAAGCCTTCCCAGATGCCAATGCCGTCACATACGACCAGTGGGATGGAGGCGAAGAAATAAGTGAAGACGGTATCTGGTTCCGAAGCGAGGGCGAAGACGCTCCAGACGGGTACCGACTGTTTGAATACTGGGATTCAACGCCCTACCACCCCGACCTCGAAGCCCTTGTCGAGAAGCACGGATTCTACCTCCAACCCCACGACCCGGGAACCTTGATGGCTTTCCGCCTTTGACCCGGTCTTGACAAACTCCCATACCCTATGTTATAATGGCGTTGCCATCACAGAATGGCACGTTCTTTAAAAATATAACTAACTTAGGAAATCATTATGAAACTTACTATAAATGATGGTGGGCGAAAGGATGCTGGATATCGCGGAAGAGGTGGTGATTGCGTCACACGCGCCATAGCCATTGCGACCGATACTCCCTACCGGCGGGTCAGGCTTGAAATGACCGAAAGGGTCAAAGAGGCAACTGGCGGCATTGTGAGAGGTGTAGCAAATGGCTGTGCGACTCCAGTCGCTCATAGCTATCTATCCGCGATGGGATGGGAGGCCGTCCCAACACCCAAAGGCATGTATCTTAATGAGTTGCCCCGTAAGGGCAGGTTCATTGCTTGCATGACTACGATGCGGCACTGGGCAGCAGTCATTGATAACACCGTTCACGACACAGGGGAAAGCCGATACAGCCGCCGTACTAAAAACGGATGGATGAAGCTAGAAGGCTACTACCAAAAAGCCGTTTAATCTAACCGCCCCTCTTCGGAGGGGCAACTAGGAGAAAGAGTATGATTAGACAGATTGCAACATTAGCGCAGGTAAGAAAAGAATCTGCAAAGTACGGAGCAGAGTTAATTATAAACAGAGTGCATGGCGAAGCAGAAGTGTGGCTACCTGAAGGCCAAACATGGATGTCAACCGCAGCGTCTTGCATTGTGATTAGCTTTGGTTACAGGGGGGCAGGCGTGATGCCTCAAGTCTATGGTCACTTAATAGAAGATATGGCCGGCGGTATACACTGATCAACCGCCCCTCATAGGAGAAAGAGTATGAATAAAATAACCACTCACCCCGAAGCACAGTACGCCGCCGCCAAATACCTAGCCGAGAAACAATACCAACGCACCACGGCGATCCGCTCGTCTAGCCGACTGGCTGTCAGAATCCTCATTATAGGGTGGCTTGGATCAATGCTAGCACTCTCCATGTACCTCGCTGCTAACGCCGTGTAACCCAGATCAAAGTTGGTGTAACGCGGCTCACGGCCCACAGCCCCCTAGAATGGGGGCTTTTTTGTGGGCGGTTACAAAGTTACGCCGAATACAGTATATAGAGCCAAAAAATAAAAAAAATAAAAAAAGAAAATAATACCCGTAACCGGTGTAACCGGTGTAACTTTGCTTTTTTTGTTATAAGAATCAATAAGTTAAGTGGTTACATAAACTTTTTCAAATATGTAACCGGTCTTTTAAAAATGTAACCACTTACGTGCAAACCCAGTAAATGCGTTAAAGGGCTCAAAAATCGTTTGTTTTAAAAAGTATTTGTCTTCTATATAGGTAGAGTCTAAAATTACAGTAAGTCACTCTGATTAACTAAGGAAACCCTTATGGCAAAGAAACCACTACCTAAGTCTGCACCTGTTGTTAAAAAGAAAGGAGTAGGCCGTCCCAAAGCCTCTACTCAGCAGACACTCACTCGGCGGCAGGAACTGTTCGTTAAGGAACTGGTGACTAATGACGGGATGATTACTTTGAGAGATGCCGCTATCAATGCGGGCTACCCCGCGGGGTCTGCACATACCCGAGCATATGAATTAACCAACCCTCATATCAGTCCTCACGTTGTTGCCGCCATCAAAGGGTTTAGGCAGGAGTTAGACGCTAAGTACGGTGTTACTTTTGAACGCCACCTGAGAGACTTGAAAGATATCAGGGATGCGGCTTTACAGAACGGGGCGTACTCTGCTGCGGTACAGGCTGAGTTCCGCAGGGGTCAGGCTCATGGTGACATCTATGTTAGTAAGTCAGAGATAAGAACGGGATCAATAGATAGTATGAGTAAGGATGAGGTGATGAAAGCGTTAAACGATCTCAAAGAAACATACGCGCCCCTTACGATCAACATTACCCCAGAGGAAAGCGATAATGCCGATAACAGGGACAAAGCGAGAGAGCGCATTCTATCAGCAGATGAAGACGGCACTGAAGACTTCGACGAGGAAACTTCTGTTCACTAGAATTGAGTCCACCGCGGTAGCGGGAGTACCGGATATCTTGATCGCTGATGAGCGCGGCAGGTTTTGCATGGTCGAACTTAAATTTGTTAATGCCAATGCGGTCAGTCTC